ATTGTTGCATCAGAATATTGAGGACCTGTAGTTTTACCTAAAGTTGAATATCGATTCAAGTTTGCCAAGTTTTGATACTCAGAGTAATCTTTAGGGAATGTCATGGCACGAATCCAATCGTGTACTTCTTTCCATGCCTGTAGTTCTTCGTCAACCATAAAGGTTACGTTTAACAAGTCATAGATGGCCTTCTCACCAGGAATGTACATGTCAACGAAAGGTGTTGGCTTTGGTATTTCCGACAATGAAACTCCAGGTACCGTTACCGTTTGGCAAAAGTACTGCATGTTTGGTAGTCGACCAAAATTTAACTCAAATTTATTTGGATGAATTAAATTTGGATTTGATGGGTTTCTTGTTAGTGCTGTCATACGTATATTTAGGCGAAAAAAAAGAGAAGGTCTTTCGACCCTCTCTTTTAAGTAACCCTCTTAACGGGGTTTTTATTACATCAAGTTAGAAATCTTGAATGCACGGTAGTACAAGTTAGCCTTAGCAGTCAATGCGCCAACGCCTTGTGTAGCACCTTCTGCAAATGGGTTAGCAACTAGACCATAACGTGTCTTGAAGCCAATCTTTGGTTGGAAGTTGTTTGTATCAACTGCACGAACCATTTGTAGAGGAACGTATGGGCAGTAGAAAATACCTGCGTCATATGCGTTAGAACCCTTATAACCCATAACGGCAAACTCGGATGTGGAGTTAGCAGCGAAATATGGATCGATGTACACTTTGATACGACCGAACAATGTACCAGCAAATGTATTGCCAGTATCGTCAACTGTCAAGTTAACTTGGCTGTTCAAAGCAGATTGGTAGTCCAAAAGACCAGCCATTGCCAAAGCAGAAGCAACGTCAGATGAACAGATCATCACGTTACCTTTACCACGACGGGTTGTCTTAGCGATTGTATTGGCTTCACGTTCCAATTGGAATGCCAAACCTTTAATCTTTTCAACCATCCAGCGACCGTTGGAGTCTGTATCCAAGTCGAATGTACCTGCAGTAGTAGTACCAACTTGAGCACCAACTTTAGCAACAGAGTAAATTGTACGGATAACTTCACGGTTAATTTCAGCAAGAATTTCAGTTGACAAGATGTTTGCCAATTCTGTTTCTGCGTCTAGACCATGAACTGCCTTCAAGTCTTGTGCCAATTCCATTGAGTACTCTGCCTTCAAAGCACGTGACTTTGCAGTAACAGAAACTTTCTCAATTGAGAAGCCCATTTCATTGAATGTCAAATCTTCAGCAACAGAAGTTGCCATTGCACCGCCAGTTGTAACTGTAGAAGCAAAAACGTTTTGGTTACCCAAAGCAGTATTAGCAGCCATAGAAATAGCTGTTTGTGTAGCTTTATCACCAGAGAAACCAGTGTTGGCTTCATTGTAGAAAGCTTCGACAGCACCGCCATTCACATCACGGTTAGTACCGTAAGTAGAACGCATTGCAAAGATCAATCCTGTTGGGCCTGTCATTGGTTGAACGCCAGCGATATCATAAGCGATAAGGTTAGGCAAAGAACGGCGAACCAAGCTGATTAGGATTGGATCGAAACCGGCAACAGGGCCTGTTGCAGTAGAACCACCGGAATAACCTGTGCCACCCAAAGAATTGGTTGGTGCAGTTTCCATCATCATACCAGATTGCTTCTGCATTTCTTGAGCTTGATTCTCAAGAATAACAGCAGTCACAGCCTTGCGGTATGGGTCAGTAATTTTTGGTAGTTCTGGGTGGTCAATGACCGTTGCCCATTTGGTCTGAAGTTGTTCAGAAAGTAACATATTTAATCTCCTTGATTAATTTATAGTTTGGTTTTAGAAATAGCGTTAGCAACAGATGACACATATGGGTCGGCACTTACTTGTTTCTTAGTTTCGCCTGCGTCTTCTGCAGATACCTGTTCGTGTAGTTGCTCTTCGTCTGCCTTTTTAACACCAGATGGGAAGTAGTTTTCACGGATTGTCTCAAGTTTGTTTTGGTATTCTTCCTCTGTGGAGAATTCAACGCTCTCTGCAAGCGATTTGATTTTTTCAACTTGAGTTTCTGTTAGGCCTTCGCAAACAGAACGGGTAACTTCTTGTTTTGTGGCTTCGATTAAAGACTTCTTGTAACCGATGCTCTTTTCAATTTCTTCATTTAATTTGGACTCTAACTGTTCCACTTTAGTTGCCAACTCATCAACCAATTCTACCTTGTCTTCAGGTACATTGATGTAGTTCTCAGCAAACAATTTGTGTAGACCAGAAATAAAGTCTTCGGCCAATTCAGCACGCAAACCGGATTCGATAGCGATTGCGTTTTCTTCTAGCCATTGTTCAACTACGTAGTTAACATAGTCGTCTACTTTTTCTTCTAACTGAGTGCGTACAGACTCGATAGCTTCTTCAAGCATACCGGCATACTTAGCTTCAGTTTGTTCTTCGATTTGTTGAATGCGGTCAATAACACGTGCTTCAAAAATCGTAGTAACTTTAGATTTGAATTCTTCAGAGATGTTTTGGTCATCGGCAAACAAAGCATCAATGTCGTCTTTAGCATTAACTCGGTACTCAGACACAACAGTACCTTCGATTTCTTCTTCTTCTCTCATTTTTAGTTGAGTGTCAGCAGAAGCTGCAGAAGGCTTTGTTGTCGGAGCGGTTGCGCTCTTAGCTGCCTTAGTAGCATCGATCTTGTGCGAGTCATCATCTGGCTTCGCATTCTGGGGTGTTGGTCCGCCTAGGTCGACCTCCTCACCAGGTAATTTTTGTGGTGGCATTGCTGACGCTTTACTCTTTCCAGAGGAAAGAATTTCAGCTGCTGCTTCCATTAGTTTGTTTTTAGGCATTAGGATTCTCCTTATGATATCTTATTTATAAAATTAAAGTTTTCTGATGAAATTTTCAAACAGCTGCAATGCAACTGCTTCTAATTGTTTTTGTGGAGCATTTCGTATGGCTCTCTTAGCATTATCTATGTCTACTTCCACGAATCGTCCCTCAACGAATAGCCATTCTTTACCCTCCATAATTCCGTTAACAAATGCACCTGGAGCTGATGGATCCGCAACGATATCGGCAGCCGTAGCCAAACGCAAATCGTCTTGTACCAAGTTGTAACCTTCTCTAGTCATGGTTACAGAACCCATAGCTCTAGAAGATACACCCAAGTTAACATCATTCTCAATAAAATTCTTAACAATATTTCCGTATGGAGTATCTAGGATCAATGCCTTACCATAAAATGAATTGCCATCTTCAGTCAAAGATACAATCTTATGTGATACTCGTTCCAAGTTGAGAGTCGGTGTGTCTGGATGACCAAGTTCTCCCAATGCACGGTTTGTTTTAACAAATTCTTCGTTATAACGTTTAACTTCTTTACGCAATGTATCCATCTTGTACATGCGGTTATTACGATTAACTTTTTCAGCAACAAGGAAAGTACCTTCAATGTAAAGGTTCTTTTTACCTTTTTCTGTTGCTTCAGTGAGATACTTTACGCTCTCAATTCTTTCTGTAATTAGTTTCATTTTAGATACCTACTAATGGTGTTGCATAAGTTGCAGATTTAGTAACTGATAGAATCACAGTACCATCAGTACCACTGTTGGTGATATGTAAATTGGCAGAAGGTGTATTTGCCAAAGAGATATCATACTGTGTCAATGGTAAGTCATTTGACTGATACATTGCAACAACCAATGGTGCAGATGTATTATCACCACGATAGATGCGAATCCATCCATCAGAAGAGGTAATAATGTGTGCAATCGATGCAGCTGTGATAACTTCATTGGCATCTATTGCAAGTGAAGTCAACGGAATAGTTGTTGCCGTATTACCAGTAACTCTGATAATCGAGCGGGATCTTTTTGTGTTAATAATTTCGTATGCCATATTATTTTATTCCCATTGATTTGCGGCGGCGCATAGACATTTTTCTTTTTAATAAGACTCTATTCATCTTTGAGCGGCCTTTAGTTTTCCAATATCTTTTTAACATTCTGGATTTATGCAACCTTTGTGCAGCAGGTATTCTTTTTACCGTATTTCCAGAAAGTCTATATCCTTTAATTGCTGACCTACGTACATTACGTTGAAGAATGATTCGGCCTTGTTTGTTTCTTCTGATACGTCTTTTGATTCTTTGAACCCTACCAGTTTTAACAATGTTGCCTTCATCCAAGTCTTCTACTTCTTCATATACGATATGAGCAATATGACCTTTTGCTTCTGTTAATTTCTCAGAAGCAACCTCATTTAACCGTGCAAATAATTTATCTTTTGCCTCGGTTAGTTTGTTATTTAATATACTTTCAATAAATGTCATTTTGATTTACTGAAAGCAAAATCTGCAGCCTTTGTAAAATGACCAGGTGACTTATGCACCATATCTGCAAACTTCTTCTTATTATTATCATTCAAAGCACCATGAACTTGTGTGAGTGCTGATGCTGTGAAATGGTCAACTGTTCTCGTTTCACCAGAAGCAAACTTAACTTTTTGTGCCGACTTGTTGGATACAATCTTATGTAGAGTATCCATGACAGCCTCTTCCAACACCTCTCCTTGTTCGTCCATGCCTTCGGCCTGAATGACTGGTGCCATTGAGTTGTAACCCATGTATTGTGAGTTGAATGGTACTGAGAATACTTTTTTAAGTTTGTCGTTGTAATACAAGGCAACCTTAGTACCATCAGGAAACAATCTGACTGCTCTACGTTTCAACAATAAAACAAATGGAGGATCCGATGGTGGAATTACATTGTCTTCAACTGCTTCAACCACTTGGTCTTTTGCCTTTTCAGTACCCGATTTAATTTCGATACGATGCGCTTTAATTTTCTTGCCAGATGGTCCAATCTTATAATCGGAACTATCAATTAAACTTTCTTCAAGTTCTTCTGATACCGCACGGCGAGCTTGACGATTGATGTTTGGATTACTGGTAATCAAATCAACCATCTTGTTAAAAATATTACGTATGATTTCTTTATCTGCGTTATTAAAGTTAGGCTTTTCTTCACCCATCTTGTCAAGAATATTATGCAAACGTTGAATCTGTGCTTTGTTACCTAAACCAGCACGCACAAGAGCATCGAACTTTGAATAGTCCTTCTTCTCTTCCTCAACAATGTTTCTTAATTCTTGTAACGATTTCATACTTCTTGTTGTTCTTCGGTTGATTCTGTTTCTCTGCCGTTATACAAATTTTGTGCGATCTCAGTTTTACGAGATGCCAAGGCTTCCATGGCACGTGCTGAAATTACATCGTTCAATGCTTGTTGTGCTTCGACTGCATTACCTTCAATTGAAGCATCAATAAAGTTTTTAATATCCATAATTATTCTCCATTATTTCTTATTTATCATACTTGATGAGTATTTATCTAACTCGGCATCCAACATTGGCGTCATAGATTCTGTTGCGGCTTCATCAGCAGTATTGTCAACTGGTGGGTATTCATCTGGTGATACAGGTGGTTCTCCACCTTGTTGTAACACTGAACCTCCAGTACCATCGTCATCTTCTTTTTTAATCTCTTTATTCATCTCTTCAATTTGTTCTTTAGTCAATTGCAAGATATGACGTTTAACCCAATCGGCAGAATAATAACGGCCAACAAATGGGTCAACTTGAGTTAACAAATTAATTCTTTCACGTAACAATTCAGCATCACGCAACTCAACAAAGTTATTATCTTTTTGGAAGTCGTAGTAAATGTCTTCTTTGAATTCTTCCCATTCTTCACGGGTACAAATACCTTTAAGTGTCAACTGTACACTCAATGCTTCATCAAAGATGTGTGTGAATTTATTACGTAGTCTCTGTACAAACTTTGCAAACTTGGCTTCATCACGTGTTACTTCAGTGCTTCTACCAATGCCAATCATACCACCAGATTGTTGTGGTTCTAAACGTGCAATTGGAACGTTCAATGCATTCAACAGTTTATTTCTGAAATACTTAACGTCTTCTAACTCACCAAGGTTTTGACCAGCTGGCAACGTTGTAATCTCTGTGCCTTTACCACCTTCACGGCGAGGTAACCAAAAGTCTTCTAACATCGACATGTGTTTGCGGTCATCACGCAGTTCACCAGTCGTAGCATCATAAACCATCTTGTTACGATACTTAACCATAACGTCACGTAAATATTGTTCAGCCTTACCTTTTGGTAAGTTACCAACGTCAATATAGAAAATGCGGCGTTCTGGTGCTCTAGACAAACGATAGATAACTACCGCATCTTCAATCATACGCAACTGATTAAGTGGCTTGATTGCTTTGTGAATATAAGAAATAACAAATGTATTCTTTGCATCCATCAAACCAGAATTGATATTGATAACTGCATCAGAAGAAATTCTCAATCC